AAGCTGAAAGCGCACGGTTCTGTCGATGGTCATGCGGTAGGTGGGCATCATCTCCTCGCAATCCAGCCGGTCGGCTCGTCATCGCCAGTTCTGATCTTGGCGTATTCTTCGGTGGCCCTGTCCCTGTCTTCAAAGCAGAACCTTCGGCCCCAACCATTGAGGTCAAGGTCCATGTAGATGGCGCGGGTGAACATCAGCTCACCAATGCCGATGATGGTGCCGTCTTTGAGGATGGTGACATCTCGGTAGCCGCCAAGTGCTTTGATGCGGGGAATCAGTTCTTCATCTTTCATGGCTCACTCCAGATACAGAAACACTGCGGCCACGATAGCCAGCAGCAGGAATATCACGCGCTCACCCTTGTCGGTTATCAACTCGGTGTGCGTGGGAATGGGCTTGGCGGGTCCGGTGTAGGCCTTGCGGGCAGGGCAGTCACGCCCTTGGCGGCAGTCGCCGTAATCGTTGCAGCAGTTCATGGCATCTTCCTTTCTAATAAAACGTCTGCAGCCAGTTTGCACTGGTCAATGGTCAGTTGGTCAACCCCTAGCTCGCAAGCAGCGATTAAGCGCATGGCCTCGGTCATGGCTTGGGGGCTGGTGGCTCGTGCGCCCAGCATGTAGGCGCGGGTCAGTGGGTGGTTTTGGTTCGGTAGCATCTCAGCATCTCTCTCAAAATCACGGGCGACAGCTCTCTCGCAACCAGCCCGGGCGGGTTATTCGGTGGCATCTTCGCAAGTCACCAAGGGGCAGGCGGGGCGGCTTTTCGGGCCTGCTCTGCCTGCTGGCGGTCGTATGCCTGCACCTGCTCCGGCGTCCATGGCACGGGCGGGAACGGGGGAAAGGGCCACGGGGCGATCAATTCATGCCTCGCTGCGGTGGTCTAAGCATCCCCGACAGGAAGGCATCCACGTCCTGGCGGACTTCGGCCAGTGTTCCCCAGCGAGACCGACCGGGGAAATCGACGCGCCAATCCTGAAAGGTGCGGCCCCGTATTAGGGTAAACCCTTTGTAGTTCATGCGGTCCTTGCTTCCTGTCGGCCCTGCTCGATGTATTCGCGGGCGGTGGTCTGGTCGTGGGGCTTCTCGGCCTCTAAGAGCACTCGTATGGCCTGAGATGCTGCGGCCACTTGTGCGGGGCCTTGGGCGCGTTCATAGCGTGCCCCTGCGGTTATGTAGGCGGCTTCGGTGTGTGTCATTGCTGTGGCTCCTGTGGTGTCCATTGGGAATAGGTGCGGGCCTCGCTGCCCTGCTGCTTGCACTGGTCGCAAAACCCGGCGGTGTGGCCTTGTTTGTTGGTGGCGGTCCATTGGGCTGGCTGGCCGCATTCGTGGCCGTATGTGCCCGGCTCGGCGTTCTGGCATAGCTTCATGGTTTGCTGCTCCTTTAAAGTGAGTCGTAATAATTGGAGAGGGCGGCGCTGTGGCTTGACCCTTCGTGAATCCACAAAATGTCCGAATTTGGGTAAGAGTTGGCCGTTTGCTCCTCTGCGTGGTCGTCGTCGTCGGCTTGACACAAGAAAACCTCTGGGGTTTCGAGTGGGTCTGCGCCGTTGTCGCGGTGAATTACTGAATAGGGCTTCATGGTGTGGTTCTCCTGTGGTCGGGCGACAATACCCGGCGAAACCCTCGCGGTGAGGGCTTGACCTGAAATTGTCAGATTGCAGCGATGGGGATAACCCGGCGTGCGATACGGTCGGCCTGCTTTGCTTTGCTGCCGTGTGCGCGAAACCCGATAATCTGGCGGCGGTCGGCGCGTTGGCAAAGTGCACATAATGCGCACGTCATGTAATCGGTGGTTTGGGCGGGGCAAACCAGAATGGCGCGGCCCTCGGGTGTTCTGCTGTGCTTGGGCGTGTCCATTGGCACCACTACGACAACCGGGAGACCTGTCGAGGCGAGTCGGTCGGCCTGCTCTACATCATCGGCGCTTAGGTTGACAGTAAAGCCCCATCGGGTCGCGTGGCCTGCCCACTTGATAGCGTCCGGGCTGTGCTTGTGTGTGTAGGTAAACCCGGCGCGGCCTCGGTTGGCTTTGACAATCTGGCCTAGGGCGTAGGGGTCCACCTGTTCACCCTCTCCGGGTAGATCGCCCGCTACATTCATTCGCCATAACTGGCCCTTGGGCAGGCGGCTGATTGCCTTGGCGAGTCCTTCGATGTCGGTCCCTCTGGTGCTTACCTTGTTCCAATTTAGGCGGGTGTGGAAATCCTCGGCATAGCAGGAACTGCGATAGTGGGCGCATGAGGGCGGGCAGGATTCGCGGCTTGTGTAGGTTTGCGGGATTGGCCCGGTCTTGCGGTTGCTGCTGGCTTGGATAAAGTGGTAGCGCATGGCGTTTACTCCTGTGTGTCGTGGCTGTATTGCAGTTCGTCCGCCACCTTGCGGCGCGTCCATTGGTCGGCTGTCGGGTCGCGTAGGGTTTTGATCGCCCACAAAATCGCGTCATCCAGTTGCATCGGCTGGGGGTCGCCTTCGCTGTCGGGGTGGGGTAATGCGGGATTCATGGTGAAGTATTGGGGGTTCATGCTCGGTCTCCAACTCGAATAAAAATCACGTGATCGCGGAAATATTGGGCGGCGCAAAACCTGCCCAAAATTGCGTTGTAGGTGTCGCGCTTGCTGTGGTAGTAATCGGCGTGCGTTTCACCCTTGCGGAAGTTGTGCCATTGGTTGGCGCGGGCGTTGGCTTCAATGTCGGCCTGTAGGCTGCCGGGTTCGCTGTAGTGCGCTTTAAACCCGTTGATGTCGTAGTGGGCGATAAACCCGCTGGCAAGATACAAGAAGTCGTACCCGGTTTTGTTGAGCTTGTTTATGTCTCTGCATGCGGCTATTACGTTGTTCACAATGCGGGTTTGTTGGGCGGCGGTTAATGGTGTCATGGTGTCGGCTCCTTAGTGTGTTTGGCGTGCTTTAACGGTCATGCGGGTGGATGGCTCGCCCGTGGTGGTGTGCGCTGCGATCATCTGGCGGCTTGCCTTCAGGCGTTCGGCTATGGTTTTCCAGTCGGTCAGGGTCCGGCCTGCGCATTGTGCGAAGTTGACGCGGTAAAGCTGGCCCTCGATGCTGTCTAGGCCTGCGTCCTCCAGTTCGGCGCGAAGCTGATCGGCCTCGCGTTTCATATCTGCCAGTGCAGCGTGTAGGACTCCAAGGCGGTCAACTTTGGCGGCGATTGCTTGGGCGGCGCTGGGTGCTGGTGTTGTGGTGGGCATCAGGGCGGCGCGGGCGAGTGTTTGCAGGTCTTGGGGTTTCATGGTGTGTTTTCCTGTGGTGGTTTAGTAGCGGATCAGTTTTTGCCAGTGTTTGGCGAGAAAATCGGCGGTTGATTTGTATTTGTTCACGGTGTCACCCGTGTTGGCCCAGTGTGGGCGGTTTGCCAGTGTTTGGGCCATGGTTTCAACTCTGTAGCCCGTTCCGCTGTGCCGGTTTGGCTTGTGGACTGTTGAAAATACGGGGCCACTTGTGAAGGTGTCCCACTGGCAATAGCCAATTTTTTCACCCTTGCTGACGTAAAAATAAGTTGTTAAGTCTGGCGGTGCGTATATGTCAAAGCCTTGGCGCTTGGCTTCTTGAATGAGTTCTTCCGTCGGCGTCATGGTTTGTTCTCCTGTGGGTTAAGCGGGGCAAAGGTCAAAAAAATGGCGGGTTCCGTCCGGGTCTTGTATGTAGGCGGGCGCGGTGGCATCGTCTAGGCGGTCGGCGGTTTCTTCGCTCATTTGGTCCGGGCCTTCTGTGCTGCCGATATATGCGGCATCGGCTGGGGCGTGGGTGATTCGTTTCATTCGGTCGGCTCCTCGGTTGTGGCTGGCGCGTCAAGTCTGGTAATCCACCAATTGCCGTTGTATGGTTCTGACTCCGCATAATTTACGGCGTCATCTCTGCATGAAAACGGGCCAACGTGGTTAAAACCGTCTGCCGGGTTTCCGTAAATGACAATGAATTGCTCGGGGTGGTTCATGTTTCAGGCTCCTTTGGTGGTTTTGGTGGCAATAAAGCGGCCATGGCGGGTGACTGTGGCGCGGTCATAGCATGCGGCCCATTGCAGGGCGTTTTTAAGGGTCAGCGAGTGGTGGACCTTGGTGAATCCGTGGCCTTGGGTCTGGTAACCGATCAGGCGGGCGGCCATGGTGCGGATATGGTCGGCTGTGGTCATTGGTCGTTTTCCTCTGGGTATTCGTCAAGGTCGGCGCGGTCTGCTTCGGTCTCTATGGCCGTGTGCTTGGCTTCGTGTTCGCGCTGTGCTTGTCGGCGCTGGTCCTCTGCTGCTCGTTGCTCTGGCGTGGTGGCTTTGTCTTTGGCGATTAGCTCGGCCTCGTATTGGTCGAACAGTTCGCCCATGGTTTGTGGTGCGGTCATGTGGTGGCTCCAGTTGTGCCCGCTGGTTAGGCGGGCGGTTGGTTTAGACTTTGTAGTAGTCACCTTCGAGGCCGAATATTTCGGCTATCTTGTTTGCGCTGGTGCTGCCTATCTTGTTGGAAAGATAAACCACTGATTCACGGCGGTCGCTCATGTCAAGGCTGTTATCTAGGTCGGTGGCGAACTGTTGAATTGCTGCGGCAAATTGCTGATTTGTCATGGTGTGGGCTCCTGTGGTGGGTTACTTAATGAGGGCGTAAACAATGGCGGCGAACACTGGTGCGGCCAGTACTGCCACAAGGGAGTTAATGATCAGGCTCTCGATGCGCTGGCGGCGCTGCTGCTCCATGCGATATGCGGCGATTGTTTGCTGGGTCTGTGTCATCTCGTTTGCTCCTGTGTGTTAGGTTGTAGGCCTTGCTGCCTGATATATATTCTGCCTGAGCTGTGGCCGTGGTCAATCCCTTTTGATCGAGTAAATATTTATCGGGTTTCGGGTTTCGATTGGTTTTCTAAATGAGCGAAGCGGGCGCGGCTCAGGTGCTGTAAGAGTGAAAACAAGGGGATAACGGGTAAGGCTTGGGCCTTCAATGTCTGCGCTTCACGTCTTGACCGGGTGCAGGTGCGAAGTATTGGGTGGAGTTGATCGGGCGGTGGTGCTGGCGGTGCTGAGGGTGTCGCGGGGTTGTTCTAAGGCGAAGCCTTGCAGTCCTCCCGCTGTTCTCCTACCATCTCCCCTATGAAAGAACATAAGACACCATCTAAGTTAACCCGTGCACAGTTAAGGGAAAGCCTAGACTCTGTCCCCGTCTCCCACCTGCTTGGAAAGTCTGCCGCCCGCGAGCTAACAGCAAAACAAAAGGCATTCGCCCTCGAAGTGGCTAAGGGGTCAACCAAAGCTGACGCATACCGCAAAGCCTACAACCCAAAAAGTAAGTGGACCATGCAAACCCAGCCATACCAATTGAGCAAGGACGAACGAATTTCAAACGAGATCGAGGCTATCAAGCGTGCAATTAGCGCTCAGGAATATCAAACCCCCGCGGCCTTGCGTGCTTTGGTCATCCAATCCCTTGTAGGCGTGATAACAAACCCCGACGCTCAGCCCGGTCAAATCACCGCTGCAGCCAAGGTCCTTGGCACTGTTACCGAAGTGGCCGCATTCACTGAACGCAAGGAAGTTCGCACCATTACTAGCAGTGAAGATGCACGCGCTGCGATCATGGCCCAACTTAAACAACTCACTGCTGCTGACGTGCAAGATGTGACAGCTATCGACGCTGACGCTGACTCGCTGCTTGCTGAGCTGAAATCGGCCGGCGGCGAGACCCACCGTACCCCGACCCCCCAAGCTGACGATGCGGAGTCCCTAGCCTATATGCATACTATTCCACACGAACAATCTCTTCCTTCTTCCAAACAATCCGGTAGCTACTCCGACAACGACCTTGATCCAGAAAATCCTGACGGAGAGACCCCACCCCTCTCTACATAGGAGACCCCCCCGTCATCGTTCAAAACACGACCCACCGGGGGGTAGTTGCTTAAAAAATAGGCAGTGGAAACGAAAAAATAAAAGGGTACTTGAGGTGTAACTTAATATGGAAAAGAGTAATAAAACAACGCGGCAATCAAAGCGTGGAGGTTGCGTAAAAAAAGTTATCCACAGGGACATGAAGATTCGGCGTAGCGATCCTACGAGGGATGAGTGTATGGAGGTTGGTATGAGTCCGGCGCAGAAGGAGGTGTTTATGGTGATTGATGAGTGGTGGAGGAAGTATGGGTTTTCTCCGACCATACGGGATATAGCGTATGTGAGGGGGAAGATGGGTATGGGGAGTACGGTGAAGATTGTGGAGAGGTTGGTGAAGTTGGGTGTGGTGAAGAAGATGGATGGGGTTGGTAGGACGATACGTCCGGCGTGGGTGAACTATAAGAACTTGAAGGAGTTGGAATGAATTCTTCAGACGGTGTTATTTACATGGGGATGGCGCTGGCTGTCTATGTTGGTATTGAGCTGCTGGCAATTTTTTTTAAGTGGCTATGGTAAAAAATCAAAACTCTGCTCCGCAGGACCTTGAGGCGTTGGTTGCGCAGTTGCCCGTGCATGAGCAGGAGAAGTTGCTTGAGCAGGTGGCTGAGTACAAGGCTGCGGTGGAGAGGGAGAAGTGTCAGGCGTCCTTCATGGCCTTCGTTAAAAAGATGTGGCCGGGGTTTATTCATGGGCGGCACCATGCTGTCGTGGCTAAGGCCTTTGAGGACATTGCCTCGGGGAAGCTGAAGCGCCTAGCAATTTCCATGCCGCCGCGCCACACGAAGTCTGAGTTTGGTTCGTACATGCTACCGGCTTGGTTCCTTGGCAAGTTCCCTGACAAGAAGGTGATGCAGGCGTCGAACACTGGCGAATTGGCTGTTGGCTTTGGCCGCAAGGTTCGTAACCTCGTTATGAGCGAGCAGTACCACGAGGTGTTTCCGAGCACGAACATTCGGCAGGACTCCAAGTCTGCTGGCCGCTGGGCTGTGATCGTGGTGGGT